AATCTTATTAGATTTATTATTTATAACCTCAATATTACCACCATTAAGCTCTATAAACTCATGACGATTCTCTTCTATATCATATATATACTTCTTACGTATATGCTTAAATGAGTAAGCATATTTAATATTCTGATTATACTGCATTGGTAAGAGATTATCATTAAGAATATCTTTCTGATAATATGAGTTATTAAGAGAGAAGAAATGTCTTACTGTAATAACCTCATTAAACTTAGATAATGAATCATCTACAATAAGATCTTTCAAACTAATCTGAAAGTTCTCTATAGCCCATTTATCTAATTCATCTACATTAACCTCAAGATTGAATGCTTTCATCTTATAATCTTTAAATGCATCTTGGTATTTATATTTATCTTCCATAATACGAGTATTAATATCAAATATATTAGTCTTATCTTCAGGCTTTAATGCTTCACCATCTTTAGGATCAATCTGAGTGAAGTATTTATCATTATTTAATACTGTATTAAAAGAATCATTGAATGAATATCCCTTAACATGAAGAATCTGTGTTGGGGAATACATAATATTATCTTTAAGACCATTATAAAAATAAGTCATCGCAAATAGATAACAAACAACGTCTAACAGTCTAAACTTATGACCAGCCTTAAGAGTTGGTATTGATACTGTAAGATTATCTTCAGAGTATAGATTATCAAATAGCATATTAAAAAAGTATGTAACCTGAAAAGCCATCTCTGACATATCTTGAACTGTCTCTATAGAGATATATTTAGATCTTACAGCATTAAATTCATAATCAAGAATCTGTCTCTTAAGATAATCATGCTGTAGACCACCATCCCAAGTATCACCCTCATCTTGAGATACTACGTCTTCATAATCACTAATGTAATTATTATCATTCTTATACTCAGTAATACCATCAGTAATTGGAACTTTAATGAATTTAAGATCAGATGGTTCTGTTGCAGCTTTGATTTGTTTAAAATATTCCATATCTTTAATCCTAACAAAGTTCTCTGGATCTTTAGGATCTTTAACATAGAAATCTATCTTATCATCCATCTTAGTCTGTTCTGTAATATTACCAGTATCTTCGTTTAATACTTTAATCTTCTTGAAATATCTATCCTCATATGCTGGGACCTCTGTAAGTTTGGTATATTTAAGACCATTATAATCTGTAAGATTTCCATTATCTGTACGAAGATATAAATCTTCAGGATTATAAGATAATGCAGTAGTATCTTTAAAGATATAATTACCCTTAGAGTCTGTATTCTTAGACTTAAAGAGATAATAATTAAATACTCTAACGTCTTTAAACCCAAATAGACTACAAATATCAACCATGTTTCTTGTACTAGATTTATATTTGATAAGAATATTAAGATTCTTAAGCATTGCTCTCTGGTATTTAATTGGAATATCTTCAAAATATGGAATACCATATGATTCAAATATTGCTCTAATACATCTAGCATCAAATAACTCTCTATTTATCATCAACTCTGGTATTCCAGTGAGCATATCCATCATAGTATTTATGATAATAAAGATTATCATAAACTTATCGAAGTATTCTGACTGATATTTATAGTTGTCAGCATAGAATGACTTCATGATGTATTCTCTATTTATATTATAAGCATCAATGAACTTCTTTCTAGCATCAGCATCATCCACTGTAGGGACACTCATTAACTGAAACTGAGAAGCCTTTCTACATGTATAAGCATCAAGCTTAGCATCTCCTAAGAATTTGAAGTATTCATATCTAAGACTAATATCTTTAGGATTTCTTCTCTTACATTCATCTTTATACATCTCTAATATTCCAGCCTCTTCAAGAACGCTTATATCATAAGCATCTAAAGAATCTATTGGTTGAGTCCATTTTGCTGGATCTCCAAGAGCATCTTCTGGAATCATAGATATATACTTCTGACCAAATATAACATACTCATCACTCTTAGAACAATACGTTCTTTCTAGAGTATCTAAATACTCTTTCTTAGTATCTGGATTTATTGGAGCTAATCCTATAAGAGATCTATAATAGTTATTATACTCAGTATACCTCTTAGGATATAACTCTTTCATATCTTTAGCAATACCATTACGTATCTCTTCAGCCTTATCAAATTCAAGACCAGCAAGATATCTATTTAATGCTCTCTTATCTTCAGAATATGTATCTATGTTAGTGAACTCACCAATATGAGATTTAAGAATACTCTTTATAGTCTCTTCTGGGAGTATCTTGAATAATTCTTCATATTCTATTGTAGCAGATTCACATTGTTCATATATAGAGTCATTAATATAGATATTATAATTATAGAGATATCTCTTAATTAGCTCTTTAGAGATATTATGAAATACCCCTCTAGGATTATCTAGATGATTTACATAATCATTCAGTAATTCAATATCAGTATCTAATTGGAATTGATTAACAATATCCTCTGAGAGTACTGTAGATAATACATTATGTAATTCTTGTACTGGGAATAAGTAATATAATTCAAAATACTCTGCAGTACCATTCTTACACTTATCATATGTATCTTCTAACCCTTGGAATTGTAACCAATATCTCTTATCTGGATTTAAATAATCTCTAGATTTTAATATATCATAATGAGATACAAATACAGAACACATTGCTGAAGATATGCTATTCAATTCAGTATCTAATGTAGCATCTCCAATTCTAGTATCCATATACTCTCTCAATTTATTAATATCTTCAGCCATACCATTTATAGCAGAGATATTATATGAGCTAAGATACTGTTTAAGTATCATTAGTTTAGTCTCTGTTGGTAATACATCATATAAGTCCACATATGTAGCAGTCCTATTAAGAGCTGCGTTATAAAGATTAAGATTATCTTCTAGCCATGTAGGGCTAAGCTTAGATAAATGATCATGCATAAGATTATAGTGATCAATATATGTAGTTCTGCATAAACTAGAAAGATTATCTTTAAGATCTTCTCTTTCTACTTCACCGAGAGTGCTTAGATAGAAATCAAACGAATCTTTAGATTCAATAAACATATCTAAATTACTCTTCTTAGGAATATACTTCTCTAATACATCTCTAAATATATTATCAAAGACTTCATATGATGATCTTCCCTCAGCACTTAATATCAAAGCACTACCAGCATTTAATGAATCTTTAAACTCATTCTTGATTGCTTCATCTTCATCTTTAACAACACAATTCATTGCTAATATTTTAGCATAATATAATACGTTATCCACAAATGGATTATCTGTATATATCTTATCTGGAGTAATCATACATGGGCCTCCTTTCTTATATAGATTTATTTGAATGTGCCGAGTGTCAGATTTTAGTAACATGAATTTATAAGGCATTATAAGGGATGATATAAAGCCTAAAACATTAGTATAAAGAAATATAATTTCAGGAGGTGATAATTTATGGATATTAATAATAATCCGTATATAGAGAGTCCTGATCAACCTAACGTTATTTATTTTGCACAGACTAGAGATAGTCTTATGGATGCAGATACATATATAAGATTCGTACACAATTGTGAAAATAACTTCAGGAGATCAGAATTCTACAAAGGTTACAAAGCATTTGTTATGAATCATGGTTTAAGAATGGATCAGAATATGCCAGGTATTACATCTGATATGGCTAGTATTGAATTACATCACCATTTACCAACTCTTAAGCAAGCTACAATAATGATTACAGAACATCTGCTAAATACTAATGGTTGTTGTACTACATTCGAGGTAGTTCAATTATTAGAAGAAGCTCATAGAAATCATTGGATAGGTATAGTAATGCTATCTACTACAAACCATCAGGTTCATGAATCCAATCCAGCAGATTTTATATCTGTTAATCAGTGTTTTGGTTATCCAGCAGAGTTTATTACTAGATATATGGATGGTATGACTTTAGATATATCATTCAAGATATTACTACAATTGAAACAAGAGATACAGAATAATTATAACTCTTATACTCCAATGCTTGTTAAAGCAAGAGATGAGATTCTATCATGGCAATATTATAATGGAATCTATACCCAACAGAATATGTTTATAGCATAGTGCATTACTCCCTCAATCGACATATATATTCCAGTAGGGTAACTCCCTACTGGGAATTTATTTGCTTTGAGACTATATATTAAAATTTATATACTGGAGGTATCTTAATTATGGAATTACAAGACGTCTTAAATCTATTAACAAGCATTTCTCTAATACTTATAGTACTTAGTCTATTTATGATTAGTTCTAAAGTACGTAAGGTTAGTAATATTACATCTATGCTTATGAGTAAGCCTAATCTTATTAAGTATGATGAGAAAGAGATTATTGGTCATTTAGAATATCTAGTATCAGAAGTAATAGACTTCTATGCTATAATAAATCTATCATCTGCTAATATATATTATATTACTT